GTTGTTGTAGCCATTATTATGAATCCTGATCTGTTACTTCACCTATCATTGTCATTTCACCTTGACATACCGTCCAAACACGAGTAGCGTCAGATAACTGAACATCAAAGACATCGCCAGTTCTTAATTGCTTAGATTGCTCTGGTGACAGGGTTACTGTAAATTCTCCTGGATCATCAAATTCTGTTGCATATGGAGTTAATGTAAATAATAAATCAGCACTGTTGGGCAAAGTGTATCGCCTAAAATCTGCGTGAATATCCCAGCCAGTAACATCTCCGCTTTCATCATTTGTGTAGTCTAATGCATTTCCAAGATCATCTTCTACATAAATTCTAAAAGAAGCACTATCTCCTATAACTACCGTCCAGTTTACAAGTGGTGGTATATTTCCAAGATTATATGTTGCTGGAGCCGTTGGCTGAGGCGACATTGCAGATTCATTAGGATTGCGATATTGTGCTGGCATGATTAAATCATTATACCACTAACTAATAATAAAATTAAAAATATTTTTTATTTTTGTGCGGGTATTTGACTTAAAAGGTCAAACAATGGTATAATTAATATATGCTACCTACTTGGTAGCATTTGTTCTCTAGGAGGTTTTATACAATGAGAGAATCTAATGCTTGGCTAGGGGTATTAACAATGGTTATTTGCAGTACCGTTTTTGTGGGTACAGCAAAGGCTACAAATGAAAACAACTTACTAATTAGAGAGTCCGTGAGATCTGCCACCCAACAGGTGGCTTTTTTGGTTTCTAAAGACAAAAAATTAGAAAAGTATGAAAATGCTCATAATTTAACTGATGAGCAACTAGTTGATATGTTACGTCATGTAGGGTTTGAGGGAAAGGCTTTAAGAACTGCTTGTGCTATTGCCAAAACAGAATCTAATGGTCGTCCTCTTGCTTTTAATGGTAACGTAAAAACTGGAGATAGTTCTTATGGCGTGTTTCAAATAAACATGCTTGGTGAACTTGGGTCAGATCGTAGAGATAAGTTTGAGTTAGACTCAAATGCTGAATTATTAAATCCAGTGCTTAATTCTCAGATTGCTTTACATATGAGTTCTGGTGGAAAAGATTGGTCTGCATGGAGTTCCGTAAATGGAAAGCGGTATCAAGAATGGTACAACAAATATCCATGTAAAAAGTAATTTAAAATAAAAATACCCCCATTGGAATTATCCTTTGGGGGTTTATTTTTTATTAAATTACTCAGCAGGAGTTTCTTCTACTGGTGGAGCAGTAAATGTACTGTCTGCATATGTATAACCAATGTCAACAAATGTTCCTAGTGGAATTAATACACAATAAGAAGAAGTAACTGATTCTGCTACGTCCAAAGAATTTGCAACTATAGTATTAACTACTTTACTTTGATTGTTTAATACAGCATATGTTTTCATATTTTTTTTCCTTAGAGATAGATATGTATTTTTCCAGCACTACCTGCTTGACCTGAAGCATATCTTACGCCACCAGTGCCACCAGCGGTGGCGCCAGTATTTTGAGTTGAGATGGTTCCAGTTCTTACAATTGCTCCTGATGGTGATAAGTCTGTAAGAGATGTAGTTCCACTAGCAGAGCCTGTAGAACCAGTAGCACCAGTACCATATCGGCTAGGCGCTGGTTGACCGCCACCGCCACCTGTAACAGTAAGAGCACCATCAAATGATGTTGTGCCAGCAGTTCCACCCGTGTTACTGGCTGGGGTGCCAGCGCCACCATTGCCAGCAGCGCCAATTGTAATAACATGGTTTCCTGATGGAGTTATTTGTACAAAAGCACCAGCAATAAGTCCAGAGCCACCAGTGCCACCTGTAGCATATCTTCCACCACCGCCAGGTGCTCCGCCACCACCGCCACCGCCAGTAGCCCCGTGTAATGATACAAATGCTAGATTTGATCCTGATGGAGCAAGATAGGTTCCACTAGCGTTAAAAGTTGCTACATGTCTTAAAGGTGCTACTGGATTAGTATTAATTGCCATTATGAATTCTCCGATCCGAATAAATTAAATGCACACTTTCCATTTAAATCATATACTGTTATAACATCTGTTGCTGCTAAAGTGATTCCAATTGTATAAACTTGGGTTGAAAATGGAGCAGTGCCAGAATCGTAAATAATATAGTGTTTATCTGCTTGTGCATCTCCAGAAGGTCTTATTGAAACTCTAACAGTTGTTAAATCAGCAGTTATATTATTTATAACTAAAGAAGATACAACTGCATAATTTCCAGCCCCCGCTGGAACTGTATAAAGCGTTGTGTTTGTTGCTGCAGTAGGTTTTGCCTGACCTAAGACTTTATAACTTACGGCCATTTATGCTCCCATCATCAATATTACCTGGGTCATTGCATCTGGTGCATCTTCCCATGATGATATTGTACCATTACTTTTTAAAACTTTATCTGTTTGTCCGACTGGAGATGGAAGAACTGTTGTCCAACTACCGCCAATATAAATTTGTATTTCATTTACTGTTGAGCCACCAGCATTCTGTCTAATTAAACATATTGTGCCAGCAGTGGGGGATGGAATTGCTGCATCTCTGGCTGCTGGATTAAGAAAATTATTTGTTCCCTGCTTTGCAATGGATGTTTGTGCTGTTGTAAAAGTTGACAAATGCGTGTGAAGCCCTGTCCATTCAAAGGTTCCAGAAATATCTGTCTTGCCAGAAACCTGATACCAGGTATCGTCTGCTGCGTTATATACATAGGCTGCCTTGCCATCTGAATCAAAAGTTGTTGGCATTAAATCACCTGATCAAATGTGCTAGTGTCGCCATTGTAAACATACATTTCAATTGGGCTTGATCCTTTTTTAATCCAAATAAGTCCGTTTGTCAGGTTTGTGGCTGGAGCGGTTGCGGTATAAACAGATGTTGCAGCATAATACCCAACACCAGCAGAGGAATCTTTATCTAACCAAATATATCCATCTGGAATGGTTGCTGAAAATGCTGTAAAGGCTGCTGCAGTTGGTGCTGTAGTTGTTGCTCTTGAAATATCTCTTGCTGCAACTTCTAATGCAGCCTTTGTATCAATTTGATCTTGTAAATCGTTAATTGTATAAGCAATAGATGGATTTAAAAGTTCTGCTGGATCATTTTCTGCGGTATCAAAATCATACGACCCATAATGATAAGCCTTTAAAGCATCCTGAATATTAGCATCGTCAATTAATGCTGGAATTTTAGTTGGTACTAAGTTTCCTATATTTTCTACAGCCATTGGGTCACCTCTTTAAAGATTATACCATTTTTATATCAAACTATAGATATAAACAGATGTACCGTTTTATTTCCAGTAAGTGCTGACCAACTACCACCGCTATATTGAACTGCGTCAAAATTAATTACTAGGTTTGTTCCAGCCCCTGCTAATGCAGGTATTTCCATTGCTGATGCAATTGGATTTGCTCCTTCAATTCTAAATTGAACATTAAAGTTTGAAGCGGTAAGTGGTGAACCACTAACTGTTACTATGTTTGATATTGGAATAGTTATACTGCCAGCGCCAGATGTAAAAGAAATTGTTTCTATAGCAGAATAAATTGCTGGACTTACCTTTAATACTTGAACCCAAGTATTTGCTCCAGCCTGGGAAATATATTGATACATGTATCCATAATTTTCTCCTGGTGCAGTATTAATATACATGTCATTTAAAATTAGTGTATTTCCAAATAACACACCACTTGATGTTAATGCATTAGGCTCTCCAGAGCCAACAATAAATTTACTGCCACGAGTTCCTTGTGGCCCAATGTCAACCAATAAATCAATTGACTCTGGTGGTCCAATAACAACTACATCATCAGTATTTAGTAATACATCAACCATTATGAATCATCTGCTCCAGTAATATCATCTGTTACTGTTATTGTTCCAGTTAAAAGTGTAAAAACGTGTGTTGCACCAGAATCTATTTGAACATCGTAGACATAATTTCCAGCAGTTAGTTCTTCTCCTGCTCCTGGTAAAATTGTACAAGTTACAGTATCTGCAGATCCATCAACGACTGCCTGCATTTCATACTGTGTTTTACCTTCACCTCTTTGATTTGCAACAAAAAAGTCTGCGCTATATCCTGTTAAATCAAAAGCGTCACCGTTTGCAGTTTTTGGACGGATTACAAATTCATACCTATCGCCACGGTAGTAA